GTCTTCTGCAAGTACATATTCGCACTGTGCTATTGACCATGTGTTAGTTACTGCCATGATTTATTCCTCTAGTTGAGCGACACGTTGCCGCAGTGATTGTATTTCTTTAATTAACATTGGTACTAATTTGCTGTAGTCCACGCCCATCATGTCATCTGGAGTGTCACCCTGTGTTACCGCATCTGGTGCAACCTCAAGTAACTCTTGAGCAACCATGCCGTATTTCTGATGCTCACCGTCTGCTTTCCAATCGAACGAACGCACTTGGATTGCATCAATATCTTCAGAAGCAATGGGTGCATCTATGATGTTGTCTTTAAGTCTTTCATCGGATGAGGTGTTATAGGAAGTAGTAGAGCCGCTTATTGATACAGAGCCTCTAACAAACCCAAAAGTTCTGAAGTCAACAATCGTTCCATCATTGCCTTGTCTATTAAGGTGCATCACAGTGTTTTGGTTTCTAGCAACACCAATGAAGTCTGGTGCTATTTGTACACCCGTATTAACTGTTGATGAGTATGTATTGGCTCCAGTAGTCCCCACCAACAGGTTGTTGCTAGAATCAAGCGACATTCCGATTCCAGTAGATGAGGCTGAACCAAAGTCCATTCGGTCATATTGATGATGGTAACTTATAAATCCGCCAGCAAGGTTACCTTGATCTTTAAACTTAATAAGTGCACTTCTATTAGTTGCACCAGTGTCAAACACAAGAGTTGGATCACCGCCTGATGCTGAGTCAATCAGGACAGTTGCATCAGCTACAGTGCCTCGACCAACATCCAATGTTGAACCAGACAAGCGCATCTTTTCACTGCCGTTTACTTTAAACTGCATACTATTTGTAGCGTGGTCATATAAGTAACCCGCAGGGTTAGTTGACGCACCATCAGAGAACAACAGTCCTGCCGCGCCAGTAGCACTGGTTTTTATTTGAATGTAGTTCTGAGAGTCTGAAGTATCACCAACCGTAATTGGTTGTTCTGGTGAACTGTTAGAAATACCCACGCGCCCCTGACTGTCAATCCTGAGTCTCTCACTCGTACTTTGCTTAACAATAAGATTAGGCTGACCAGTGTTAGTACCATCTACCTCTATACTATATGTGCCTACAGGGTCTTTGGTTAGGGTTAGCTTGTTAGTTGTCACCGTAGAATTAAACGTAGCCGCACCTGCGTTAGACATATCAAGGGTAAGGGCTGTTATAGGTGAGCCATTATCGTTGCCTGAAAATTTAATATCTTTATCTTGCGTTTCAACGTGAAGACTTAAATCTCCACTATTGTTCATTAAGAAATTACCGTATTGTGTGCCGCCATCTTTTAGAACTACTTGACCACCATCTGCATCAAGATTAATATTTCCTGCAACGTCTAGTGTTAGGTCTCCAGAACTCACGTCAATCTCTTGACCGCTTAGGGTCATGTTGCCTGTACTCACGCTACCTGAGAATGTGGCTCCAGAATTTGCTCTCAACGACAGCATTTTGTCGTTACTTCCTGAACCATTTCGGACTCTAAAGGCTAACTCACCATCGTTAAAGCTAGTGTTGTAATCTAATGAAATTAAAGCGTTTGTTGAGCTTGAACTTCTAGTTCTAAAATGTAATCCGCTGTAAGTAGCACTACTATTTGTATTCCATATTGAAAAATGACCATCGTTTACAGACGCTAAAGCATCAGTAGAAATTGCTGAACTTGTTGATACTTGAACCCCTGCTTTAGCTTGAGCGACACTTCCGCCAACAATAAGAGAATCGGCTGTCACTGCCCCACTGAATGTGGCGTTGCCGCTGTAATCAATAAGCATTCTGTCAGCAATCGTGCCACTAATTTCTGTCTGGAATCTTAAATCACTATTAGTAGGTGAGTTTTTAGTAGCATAAATACGAGATTCTGCACCACCCTCTTCAAGTGTAAGTTTAGGAGGTGAGCCAGTTAGCCCTGAAAGATGTAGTGTCGTATTTGGCGCAGTGGTAGCTCCGACCATAAGGGAGCCATTGGGGATGTTTGTATTTCCTGAAGCATCTATAGTCAGTCTATAAGAACTAGCTGTATTGTCGTAGATTCCTAACGTGCCGTTAGACAAACTTGTAAACATATAATCACGACCACCAATAATGTGTAATCGTGCGTTATTGTCTGCTGTTTTTCTGATGTAAGTGTAGCCGTTTACGTCAAGCCCTGTGCTTGTCACTGAGCCACTGAAGACTGATGAGCCGTCAGCGTTGATGGTTAGTCTGTCGTTACTACCTATCGTCCCCCCATCAGCTATTTTAAATGCACCATCTGAATTGTCTCTCCCCATCGTGTACTCAGAAGTGCCGTTATTCGCAAATGTAAGTTTTGCATCACCCGCTGTTGTAGTATCAATTTTTACTTCTGAATTACCCGACACAGACCTTTTAAATAAAGCCATTTCATTGTGTGAGCCTGTCACATGGAGAGTATGAGTTAATGACGTTGTCCCCAACCCTAGTCGCGAGGTAGAACTATCCCAGAACAGATTTTGTGAAGTCCCCGCAGAATCGTAGAAGCTGATGTCACCGTTGGAAGCGGCAGTAAGCCTGTTAAGGTTACCAGAACGCAGATTTAATGTATCGTTAGCGTTGTTGTAGTTAATCCCACCAATGTTGCTATCAGCTGAGTCTCCAAAATCAATAGCCGCTAATGAGCTAGCACCTGCTTGGATGTTCATTCCTGCGAATGCAGTGCTACTAATAGTAAATCCATCTAGTGAACCAGTACCGCTTATGGTCAAACCATCGGCTGTCACTGAGCCTGTTACGTCTATGCCTGTGGGAGTAATAGTGGTAAGAACAGAGGTTCCGTTTCTAAACCTAAAAGTACCTGCGGAAGCGTTAGTGCCTCCGTATAACGTTAAATTAGAACCTGCATTACTAGCGTTACCACCACCAATAATTTTAAGGCTATTGTTAACGTTAGAATAAAGACCGCCAGTGTTTACAACATCTCCTGTCGTTAAAGTGCCTGTGGAGGTGGTGGCGATTTTGGCTGAACCGTTGTGAAAAAGAGTTACAGCGCCATCATTAACTGCTGTTAACGCAAACTCGTTCCCACCTGCTGTCGTTAAGTTAAAATTACCAGTCGCGCTTTGTATGTAGCTGTTTGACCCATCATGGTAAATCTGTAAATCACCGTTGGTTTGATTGCCTAGCTGTAGCTTGACGTTATCGCCTAGAGATAGGTTGCCTGTAAGAGTGCCGCCAGATAGGGGTAGGCCACCGACGTCTACTATAGACTCAGTGCCATCATCTTTCTTGATGTACATCTTGCCGTGATAGGTGTTAATACCTACTTCACCAAGGGCTAAATCAGATGTAGAAGGAATTCCACTAGCCCCTGATTGTGCTGATCTTTTTAACTTAATTGTTTGTGCCATATGGCTCTCCTATATGCGTATATACGCTAGAGATTTATTTAGAATGTACCGCCATCGATTGCTATGTTTTCAACATTTAAAGGAGACATAGTGCTTGGATCAATAACATCAGGATTATTAACTGTTCCTGTAGCTACAGACCATCTATCTTCTGATTCATCCCAAAGAAGATAAGCATTGACTACTGTGCCTCTTTCAACTTCAAGACCCGCATCAGCAGTTGGAGCACTTCCTGAATAGTCTTTGTTCAATCGAAGAATATTGTCTTTAAATACGACAGTTGTACTATCTACAGTTGTTGTAGTACCTTGTACAGTTAGATCTCCAGTTATAATTACTGCATCATTAACAGTTACAGTGGATCCGCTAGTAGACAGTGTATCTCCACTGAAAGAAAAGTTTCCTAACTTATTATCTACATAACTTTTAACTGCACCTGTAGTAGATAAACTTGTGTTGCTTGAGCTTAATGATGTACTTACTTCTATTGAGTTAACATTTTGACCTGTAGCAAAACCAACACCATTAGCAGTAACATATAATTGAGCGCCTAAATTACCAATTTGAAAACTAATATCGTCATAAGTTTGTCCTGAAGCGGGCGTGATGTTCATTCCACTTATACCGTCATCACCCCTAAGTGTTAGAGCTTCACCTTGTATTAGTAAACCACCGCTACCAATTTCTTTTATTTCTGCTCGACTATTAGCAGTGTCGTAACTTATTTGTAAATTTAAAGAATTACTTTCACCAAACTGTATGTGTTGGTTATTGTTCATTTGTAAATTGTTAGAACCAGAAGTATTACCAAGTCCTAAAACAGTAGATAAATTGCCGCCAGTCCAAGGGACGTTAACAACTAAGTTATCACCGCTGTCTACTTGAACTTTATATGTGCGATCAGCAGTTGTTGTAGAAGTTTCTGCGGCTGTTGAATTTGTTCCGTCAACATTAGCATTAAAAGTAGTGCCAGAAAGAGTAAGCCCTGTTCCTGCGGTGTACTCAGTGTTTGTCCAAGGAACGTTAACTACAGCTTGATCTGCACTGTTAAGCTGAATACCGTAAGTTCTTAATGCAGTTGTGCCAGCAGGCTGTGCAGAAACAGATTGTACAGTGCCAGAATATATTTTAATTCCGCCTAATGCAGTAGTTGTAGCTTTGTCTCTAATATAACGACCATCAAGATCAACAGTTTCACTTAAATTTGTACCAACTTGATTAATTGTTAATACACCATTAGCCGTATCAAAGCTTAGTCCACCACTTTCAATAGATCGATCTGTAAAGTATTTACCGCCAATAGCATCTACATTAGAAGTAGTCCCCCCTGGTCTGCCAATCCACAACTTATTACTGCTTGCAGAATATGCTAATTCAGCATTAGTAAGTGTAGTCGGAGCATCTGTACTTGTACTCTGTTTAATTGTGATTGTTTGTGCCATTTTCCTGCTCCGTTTTTAAAAGTTTCCACCCTCAAGGGTTGATGTGTTATTTAAATAATTACTATCATTATTGAATTGTGAGATTGATCCAGTTACATTAGATAGTTCTCGCGATGAATTAATAAAAGTTGTTCCTTGAACAGCATATCCAACAGTATTGTTTAACAACCCTGTCATTGTATCGCCTGTTTTTTCTACAAATCCTAAAGCAGAATACGCCCCTACTGCTACTGGTTCACCTGTTGTTTCGTCAAAACCTAAATATTTACCTTTACGGCTTTCTTTTAAAGGCAATTCCATAGTGCCTGAAGACAAGTCTTTATCTTGCAATCTTAATGTTCTGTTAATTGCAGTTTGTTGCTGGTTAGCCGCAAGCCACAATCTATCATAATCATTATTTACTTCAGTAGCTAAAAAAGCACCGTTAGCTTGATATGCCGTATCTCTATCTAAATCCATAGACATAAGAATGTTAATAGGCACACCTTGCGTTGGGAAGATAGGATTATTGTTACTATCTACTAACGTAAAAGTAATAGTTCCACCAGAACCAGACCCAACATTCTGTACGGTATAGTGTACGTTTAAAGTCTGTATAGCCCCATCTAGTATAACTGTGACATCTGTAGCTTCATTTAACTGGAACGTATAGTTATACACATTTTGACTACTTCCTGCGGTATAATCGTTCCTAGTTGTATTTGCTGTGACTGTCATTTATGGCCTCATAAGTTTTGCCAATTATACTATTTAAAATGTTATAAATCTTTACTCTTGCTCAGAAGAAATAATGCCTAATGCTTCTTCTTGTTCCGCTGTAAATTTCCTGCCAGTTCTTTCTTTTTCAAACTGAATTTTAGCAGACATAACTTCAGAATTTAATTTTGGAAATTCTTTTAATAATTGCTGTTTAGCAACAGACCTATATTCAGAAATAATAGTTTCAATTCTTTCTGCTTTCCCACCATTAACTCCGCTAGTTAATTTTTTGTAGTAACTGCTTTTTACAAGACCGCTAAGAGCTTTTTCTAAAGACGGTTTTTTTTCAAGTCCTGCTGATAGCTGAATAAACCTATCATATTGTATAGCACTCATTTCAATTCCGTTAATAGACCTTCGAGGCATTCCAATATCTACTCTGTTTTTAGCAATTTCATCAGCAATAGGATTTTGTTTGTCAGTAGCCATATAGATAGGTGACATAATATCTGGCCCTAGCCCACCCTCTAACACTACTACATCACCAAACATATTACGTCTTGGTGGCAAATCTTTAGAATATGCAGGAAGTCTAGATTTTAATCTGCTAGTTAAATCATCAGTTAATCTAACCGTAGGGTCTACTTGCCTAGCTACTGCCGCAACTCCTGCTGGTACTGCTGTAGCCGCCATCCTTTCTAGCCAATTAAATAATACATTTTGTTTATTTTCAGGATCACGACTAGCATTTTGGTAAGCATCAAAAAAATCCATTAATCCATTAAAGTAAGTTCTGCTTTCTAATGAATTAGCAACAGCAACACTAGATGCAAAAGCAAGATCGTATGCGTCAGCTTCATCTACTTGACCAATAATTTCTGTTACATCTGCTGACATTAAAATTAATGCCGCTACAGGGTCGGCTCTTTCCAAAGAATAATAAGTATTTCCAATTTTAAGAGAATTTGCTTTCCATCCACTTAACTCCAACATTTGTTTTTCTTTGTAATTAGTTGGCCCTGAGCCAGTAATCATGCCTTTTTGTGCCATTAAGCTCGAGACTAACATTACAGTGCTACCTAAAGCCATTCTAGATAAAACTAATTCTCTACGAGCGCCTCCTGCTAAAAAATCACTTTGCACACTAGGCATAAATGGAGCTAATGGAGTTCTAGACATAGCATACTTAACTACGTTTATAGGGGTTCTTAAAAATGGAACTGCTAGTCTGCCTAAAATGCCAGTAGAATTTCTTAATTGTGTGCCTTTTTTCCCTATTACACCAAGTTCATTAGTAAATGTTTGGTATCGAGCAACCTCTTCCATTTGCATTCTGATAGTAGCAGAAGGATTATTAAGTATTTCACTAACACGTTTAGTAAAGTCTTCAGGTGATAAGTTTTCTTTTATAGCTTGTCTATATGCTAATGATTGCAATTCCATTCTTCGGGCAACAGATTTAAAAAACTCATCTCCTGCCATTAATGCGCGGCCCGGAATTCTGATTGCATTTCCAAGAAAATCTATTCCCTGCCCAACAACACCAGAAGCATTTAAGTTTTTAGCAGATATAGCCTGCCGTTGTGCGCTTTCTATTTTAGTTAAAGGATCAGTTGCTTCTCCAGTTAAAAATACTTTCTTAGCTAAAACCATTCCATCTTTAGCGCCTTCGATAATACCAAGTATTTGTGCAGATGCTTCTCCTGCCTCAATTTCTTTTCCAAACGTAGACGCTACTTTTCGTTCTAAAACAGAAGATAAAACCACACTAGCATTAGACATAATATTCATAGCATGAGTAGCAGGATTAGATAACAGCGCATTAATCCAATACTCTTCCACCATTTCTAATTTAGTTGCTTTGTCAGCATTTTTAACAAATCTGTTAAGATGTGCAGGATCATTAATTTGACTTAATTTTTTAGCTAATTCTTGGTTTAAATCTAACCCTCCACTAGCCTCTAATGCTTCTTTGATTGCTTTTTCTTGTTCAACACCACTTTTTGCCATAATCCTAAATGATTGCAAAGCTCGTCCTGCCTCTGCTGTCATACCAGATACTTGCAGTTGAATTGCTTGGTGCTGTGACATAGCCCTCCTAAACAACATAAGGGCTTCATCACCGCCATTTTTTGCTTTCTCAGCTAGTTTAATGAGGTTTTCACCAGAGGCTACAAGAATATTTCTAGCCGCAACAGCTTCTTCTGCATTAGGAGCAACACCCTGCCTGCGATTTAACAAATCTTCAACGCTCATTCCTAAATCATCAGCTAATGCTTCAGTTTCTTTTTGCGTAATTATTTCTCTTCTAGCTTGATTAACCTCTAACGGATTTGCTTTAGCTACAGCAGTAATAATATCTTCTACTTCTTCAGTAGTTTCGAGTCTATTTAAATTGATATTTTCAGCCGCTTCATCAGGAGCTTTTCCTTTTCCCATTTTGGCTGGAGTAGACACTTCAATAGAATTGTCATCAGCCACATCTTTAAATGGAATGTATTCAGGCTCATCTATTTTAGCTTGCACACCATCATCAGGCTTAGTAGGCCCAATTAATTCTTCTACTGTTATTCCTTCTTTTTTAGCTTCTGCTTTTACTGCTTTGCCTGATTTAATAACTTTTACAGCTTTAATAAAACCGTCAGTTAAACCACCAAGTCCTAATCCTTCTATACCAGATTTAAATCTACCTTCTATTTCAGTATCGTTAGGGTCTGATTGAAGATACTCTGTTACAGGATTTTGCAATGAAGGATATTCTTGAATTAAGTCTGATAGCCTAGCTTCGTGCGGATCAAATACAGTAGCATCAGCTATAAACCCTGCCGCGTATGGAGCAGACTTTGCTAAACCTATTGCTTTTGCGCCTCTTAAAGCAGGAAAAAACCCTGTTAAAAACTGACTAATACCTTGTACAAATTGACCTGTTGTTGATTCAGGAGCATCTATAGCGGTAGGCGTATAATCTTCACCAGCCGTAGGTAACTGTCCAAACATACTTTCAAGAACTTCCCCTGCTTCTTCTGTAGCTTTAAGAACCCCCCCGACTACTGCTCTTGGAATTTCAGTAATACCCATACCAATATCTTTTGCTACGGCTACTGCACTAGACTCAGAAGGCTCTACCGCAGAAACGGCATCAAGATCAGAAGATTGTTTTGCCTCTTCATTCATCATTTCTTGCATTACTTGTCTTGCTTCTTCTAAATACGCGTCTTCTCTTGACGCAATATAATTATATGAAGTGTCATCATTAGCAGATGCGGCAGTCCCTAGTGGTGGCTTAGGCTGTCCAATAGGGTTTTCTTGCGTTTTATTTTCAATTTCCACATTACTGCCCTTTTGTAAATTCATTGTAATCAGATTTAAAAACTTCGTATGCTATTTTTGATTCATTGTAATCTTGTAGTTTTTGCTTTTCTCTAGCATATGCTCTTTGACCTTCTATAACTTTATCGCTGTTATATCCATCTGGGTTATTTTCTGTTACTCCTTTTGGCAAAACAATTAATGTTTTTATATTTTCTATAGATGTACTTAAATCATTTTCCCAATATTCTGGAATGTTGCTTGCAGATGGAATTACATTAGCGTTAATTAAATCATTAGCAATTCTTGGCGCTTGCTCTGCTCCTTCATCTAACACTCTTTCTGCAAATACAGCTTGCATTTGTGCTTCTCTAATTGCCTGATCTGGGTCTAATGCTCGACTATACGCATCACGCTTAGTAATTACTGCTTTATTTATTATATTAGAATAAGTTTTTACTAATGGTGTAGTAAGTACATTTTGTTGGCTTTTATTTTTAGAAATAGTAGTCAAAAAATTTAAAGCTGTATCAGAAGTAATGCTTCCGCTTTCCATTGCGTTTGCAATTATATTTTCAGATTCCTCAGGATTAGTATATAAATTAGCTATTATATTTTGTATAACGTCTGGGTTATCTATACCTATACCACGATTATTAGCAACATTTAACAATGTCTGGGCTTGAGAGAATGTATATGCATTTCTTTGTGCATTAGAAGTAATATCACTTGCAGTCATTGTGCCATTAGCTAAACCTATTAAATCATTGGTTGCATTGCCAGTTTGAATTTCTTTTCTATTATTCGAAATTTCTGTTTCTCGCAAATCAACTCTTGCTCGTTCTGTTTTTAAATCATTCATTAAAACAGATTCGTATGATTCTATTTCTTCTGTTGTATACTCAGCAGGAGCATTGTTAATTTGATTGTCTATAAAATCTATAGCCGCTAAATATCCTTTTTCATCAAATACGTTTTTTAATTTTGCTCTATTTACATCTATTTGATATGTAAGTTCAAAATCATTTTTTAAAATCTCAGCGCCTTGTTCGTCATAATCAATTCCAATACGAGAATCAATTAAATCATAAAAATTTGTTTTAGATGTTTCAGCCGCAATCAAATCACCATTTTTAATAAATCTTAATGCATCATCTTTTTGGATTGTTTTATCTTGCTCTCTATTAGTTTCAGCTATTTGCAGTTGATTTTTAGTTTCTTGTTTTATAATGTCTGTTCTGTAACCATTAACTTTAGTAGCAAAAGATGCTTTAACGGCATTTGGTATATTTACGTAACCCTGTACTCCATCAACAAGAGCTTTAACTCGCGTATCAAATTCCTGTGTTGTATTTGCTTCAATGCTTATTTTTAACAAGTCTTCAGATACGTCTGCTGAAAGACCGCTTGCATAACCGCTAATAACTTCTTGGTTAAACGCCTCAGACCCCCACCCTCTACGAGTAGGAACTGCACCGAATACTTTTTCACCAGTTTCAGGATCAACAGTAACAGCCTCTTCTACAGCTTGCTGTGCTTGCTCAGGAGCCTCACGTTCTGCCTTAGCCCTTCCAAACTGTTCAGCAACGCCTGCTACAGTCTCTCCTAAGCCTGCTAGAGCCTGCATACGCCTAGCCGCAGAGTCATCTACACCAGTAGGGCGGAACTCTCCGTAAGATAGGATACGTTCTTGTCTAGGTCTTCGAGCCATTCTAATCTCCAAATACTTGCGATACTGTTCCTGCACCAGAAAGCAAGGTTGATGCCGCTTGTATGCCAGCAGTTCCTCTAGCCATTGCGCCTTGTCTTCGTAGCTGTGCTTGTCTTAATCTATCAGACAATCCTATCATTCCTTCGCTTGTGCCTATTTGTTTGGCACTTTCTAGAGCGATACTAGCAGGAGTCCCTTCGCCTGTCATACCAGAAGTAGACATTCCAACAATGTTAGATGCAAGGACTTTGTTTAACTCTTGCCGTCTTTGTAGTTCACGCCCTTCAGCCGCAATCTTTTCTTGTTCAGCTTGACGCTCCAATGCTTCCTGTTGAGCTTTGCCAGCTTCTATTTGACCGTAAGTGCTAAGTGCTGTAGACCCTGCTATTGCTGTACCAGCCGCGGCAGTAAATACACTAACTTCAGCGGCAGTAGCTATTGCTGTAATTACCCATGTCATCTAAATATCCTCTGGCTCTAACAAAGCCGCTTCTATCTCGTCTATATCAGTTAAATGTGTAGGGTGATATGTAATCCATACACAGTCTGTTTCAGCGTATATAACACGCTTAGTTTGCGGAATAGTCTCTCCCATAAACGGAGCTTCTATATCCAAGTTACCAAATTGGCTAGACACCTTGCATCTACCCTTTACTACCATGTACAAGTGAGTCGTCTTGTGTAACGCTCCTACTAAGCATACGCCAGCAGGGATGAACAACTCTCTTGCATATAAGCCATCACTAAAATGATGCTTTACTTCTAACTCTACAGTGTCACCTTTTAACATCAATGACTGTAGTTTTAATATCTCATCTTGCTTTGCTACTTGATTTAAGATGATTCTACCTCGTATTCAATAGCCTGAATATGAAATGGCGTAGGATTAGGAATAGTAATCTCAGGCTGTACTTCTATTCCCCATCCATTACCACCATTGTTATCCTGTATAATACCAGTTTGTTCAGGTAGATTGGAATCTAATGGTGTATCTGCCGCATCTCCAAATTGTCTAATAGGAACAGCATTACCATCAATATACACACCAGAACTTTTGTAGACTCTTAAATTCATACGAGTTATTTTCTTTTCTCGCATTTGGTTTTGCCCTGCAATTCTATTTGAATTAGTATTTAAAGGCATTCCAACAAGTTTAGGCGTAAAGTTGTAACCTACCTCAACATCAATAACACCGCCAGATGGGTCTTGCGCTAGAATAAATGTTTTTTCTGAGTCTGTTAAAATAATGTATCCAGAAGCAAGATCAGTCTGCACTACTCTTTGAGGAAGATTTGTTCCTCTCGCTACAACACTAACCGTTTCTCCGTTTAAATGGTTTGAAGCTAAAATCAAGTTATTGCCCACTATACTTAAACTAGTTTCTAGCTTTACAGATGAATCTAATAAATAATCAAAATTCCATTTTTCTATTGTATAGGTAGTATCTGATGCAGTGGTTCTTTTATTTACTAAAAATAAATCGTTATTTACTACAGATACAGAAACAATCTTTAATGGATAATCTGTTTGAGTATTTCCATTAATCCATTTTGTAAATCCATTAATATCTTGTGTGCGTAAAGTATTAAGAATTGCCGCAGTACCATCTTGGTTAACAATAAATACCCAGTTAGCATCTTCAGATAACGAGCCAGTTAACACACCTAAATCTAATGGATCGTCAATTAGCTGAGAAGACAACACGGATATGTCCGTACTGTTATAAGCATCTTCATTGTAGTTATATAAATAAGAGCGTAATGTTTTACCGTTTTGATCTACAAACAGAGTTGCACCATCTACAGACTTAACCTCTAAGAAAGATGCCCCATGCTGTGTTTGCGCTTCAATAGTAATGTCAGACGGAGTATTACCTCTAACAATAAACTCTGCCCCTGCTGTAAACACCTGTAGGCCACGATCAGGGTTAATGTCGATAATCTCTGTTAGCTGTCTTGAGGATATGGTTGTAAAGATACCCTCGTCATCATCACCTTCTTCTGTGTAGAAATCAAAGAACGATCCAGACCTAGATGCAAACAAACTTTGTAACTTAGACTTTGTACCACCAAGCCATAACCTTCCTGCATAAAATGCGGCAGTCTTAGGATATCCTCTAGTAGCAGACCATACGTTTTCTTTTCTAGGGACTCCTTGAGTATTTAAAGCGAACGATATTTCATTATTAGTGCCGCCTATTTCTGATGTTGCAAACCCAGACCATAACTCAAAAGATTTAGCAGACTCACCGCCAACCGTTATTGTAAATATAGTATTACCGCCTGTAACTGTAATACCTGTATCGCCAAAAATAGGCATCTCTTGTAAATTTTTTTCTATGTTTGCGGCAGTTGATGACGCGCTTTCTGTTACTGTTATGTTTTTACTTAACACGCCTTCGACATCTATTTGAAATCTATCGCCTGCATCAAAATGATTTAACGTCATTGTTGTTACATAACTTGTAGGCGTAGGGCTAGACGCATCGTCATAGTCATACTGAGGCACGTTAAGAAAAGGAATGTCGTCAATAATAAATACATTGCCGCTTGTATTAATAATTCGTTTTGGGTGGTGATTTTCGTGAAACATCAACATTACATTTTCGGTTTGCACATCACGAACAGTAGATACTTCTGACGAGCGAATAGGAACAGCTAGTCTTGCTGAAGTGAAAATATTGCCAGTTAGTTCATTAACACGGTAAATAGATAAATTGCCGTAAGATGGCGTAGTTTCTTCTCCGCCAGTTAATACACAAAGAAAATGCCTATCTGTTTGAATGCTAAAGTCAAAAGTTTTAACATCAGATCGAATTGCAGTAAAATAGAAAACATTAAACTCACTTAACTGTATTTTTAAAGAGCCTAAGTCTCCAGTATCGCCTGTTCGTACTATACGGAAATATTTATAGTTTTCATTATCAGACATTCTAACTCTGAACGTCTGGGCGTTTTCTGTTATAGTCATAGATTTTCGAGAAGACCAAGTAACATTATCTGTGGACGCCTGTAATTTAAAAACGGCTGACCCAGTGCCAGTTAATTGTATGTTATTTACATCTACAACTTTACCAAGACTAGCCGTCCCTGCAATGTTGTAAAAAGCAACGACATAATCTGCTTCACTGCCTGTGCCTAAAATTCCAATATTAGTAGTAGTTGTTCCTATTGTTGCAGGGTTAAAATCATTTATATTTTGTGCTACTCCACCTTCAGGCATCGTAATTACAAAAGTCTGAAAAGAGGTATAGATTAAATTAGGGTAAACATTGTTTACAGAATCAAGCGTCCCAGTAGCAGTAGGGTTATTTGTTCCTGCTGTTCTTTCTGCATAAGCAGTATATGGAAGACCTGAACCAGTAAAAGAAGTTACTGTAAATGTTGCGGAATTATTAGTATATTCTTGCCCAACAACAGGAAGTCCGGTAGTAACAACAAAGCTAAATTGTTGTTCTAGCCCTGCCGACAAAAATGGAGCCATTACGTTTTCTGCGGTATCTATGTGCTGTGTTCCTGCTCTACGCTTTAACCCTCCCTGTGGGACGATAAGGACGTTTTCAGCAGTTTCCATCCCCTGATAGTATTGATCAAGATCAACGCGGCCTTTAAGTAATGGTGACAACTCTCCGCTTACAAAAGAACTTTGTAGAAACTTCGACTTCGCCATAACTAAAACCTTACATTAATAAAGGGTCGATCCGTGATAGGAACAGTAGGATATTGTTGTGAGTCAGTAAACCGAGCCATTCGAGAAGCATTTAAATACTGCCTTGAATTAGCATCCATAGATGCGGCACTGTCTCTGATAGAAGGAGCAAAGTCCATAGCAAGTGCATACTCAATCATTTTAGCAAAGTATACAGGCCATTCATTTTCAGGAACATTGTAAATGTAATCAGCATACAAATCTGCCGATGTATTTGTATATAGTTTATCGCCATAAATAGCATAAGGAACTGAAGGATTAATTTTAACAAGAAATAACATATCAGAAGGAAGCTGATAAATGTTTTGCCACTCATTCCCTACAGGAGTGCCTACCGTTAAATTTAATTGCGCTTTCTTTTTAGCAAAGCCCCAACGGTATTTAGTTAATTCGTTTTGTACAATATTATCATACAAGTTGTTAGCAACAGTTTGAGCGCGAGTGTTGCCTGTAAGAGAGGTAATGGGCAAATCACCAATTAAAATTAAAGCATTAGATATAAGCTGGAGTTTGCTTGCCATAATAAACCTTTATGTGAAAGAAAGGGGGGACGAACCCCCCATTCAGTTTACGCATTGATAACTTATACGTTATCTTTGTACTGGACTTTAACAATACCGTCTGCATCACGAACAACCGATCCTGCTTTCAACATACCGTTGCAAAGCCAAGAAGTCTTCTGTGGAACCCAATCAACAGAGGTCTTCATGTCAATACCAATAGCAAGTCCAACAGATTCACGATTGAAGAAATACGAATCAACAGTGTTAGTTGTAACAGTCAAACCACCTTCAGCACGATCATCAAGAATGATAAAGTTAAATCCTGCTAGGCTGTTTACGTCTCCACTAACAAGTGCCTTAACAGTCTGGTAATCAGCAGAAGTAGCTTTCTCGTCCTTCAAAAGACCACCAAGTCCTGCACTGTTTACAGCGGCAAACAAGTTAGAGTTAGGAACACCTTTTCCACGTAATGCTACTTGCGCGTCAATGACCTTAGCCATAGTCAACGCCAAACCGCCATGAGCGATAGTAGTAGGAGTAGCGGCATCCAATGCATCAATTACTAGCTGATCACTACGACGGCCAAGTGCGCCTGCAATAGTGTCTGCTAATTCTTGCTTCTCGTCAAAATTTACTTCAGCGGCATCAAAGATGTCAGTGTACTCTGGAGCATTCCAGTTAGCGAGAGTTGCTACTTTAAAGTCATAAGCAACGCCCATAGGAACAACATCAGCAGAAGTAGTCTTCTGGTTAGCAAGACCTTTACCCATGTTACGGAATTTGTAGCTGTCACCAACTACGTTGTTACGGATTGTTACGGCAGGCTTCAATAGCCCTTTTTGTGCGTAGGCGTGTTTGACCATACTGTCAAATTCAATCGACGCTACGGATGATAGATTAGCACTCATAATAGTTTCCTCGAAAAAGAGTAATAAAAAAAGTTTTCAAGGTTTTAGCTGAGTACCCAGTAAAAATGGTCAGCATTCAACCTAAATTTACTGGGCCTTGGTGAAAAGGGTATCCAGTGTCTTGATTATACACCTTTTACCCTGTATTAATCAATTATTGAGAACCACCCCACGCTTCCATCATTCTCTGAATCTTGCGCTCATGGTCAATATTGGTACTTCTGAGGAGGTTTCCTTGCTCATCTTTCTTAAACATTTCTGTTTCAATAGATTCCCAAGACAGGCCTTCTGGGTTATGCCCTCCCTCCATTGGAAGTTTAGCAGGAGCAGTTGCTTGTACTAACATCTCTACCAATGCAATGGTATCAGCAGTAGTCACTAGACCTCTGGCTTCTTCATAAGTCTCTGCATCTAGGTTGTTTTTCATAAACCCTTCAACAGTCTTAATTCTTTCCTGAGCGTTATCGCCTAGCTTAGACAACTCTTCTTCTTGATCTACAGCTTGTGCGGCATAGTCTTGAGCAGATAACAATTCCCATGCTTCTCCAAATGCATCAGCACTCATATTAGTCTTAGTAGCAAATGCCTCTAACTCTTGATACAAGGCATCGTCACTCTCAATTCCTTCTGGGGGTGTGTAACCATCTTTAGGCGCACCCTTGAATCCTCCAAACTTTTTAGACAGTTCAGCATAACCTTTAGCTTGATCTGCTACAGATTTATACTTGGTGTCTAACCATTCAGGGACTTCTCCCGTTCCTTTGATACCTTCAGTTAAATAATATTCCCCTTCAGAAAGGGTGGGTTCAGAACTATCTAGCAAGGTATCGCTTTGTTCAGCGGCTTGTTCTTCTGACATAATGTAATCCTTAAATTATTTCGGCTTGCTTCATTTGATTGATTAAAAACTTAACTACACCAGCCTCACCGTTATGGTAAGCAGATTCGTAATTAATGTTTTCTGAGCCAAAAGGAGTATCATTATCATAGACAAACCTTCTGGTCAGGTCTGCTAAGATACGCGCTCCATCGTCAGTTGTAAAGACCCTATGATATGCCTTGGCAAGATCAGCCGCATTCTGTCTACGTATTCCTGCTTGTTTTTTAGCAACTTCTGGATCAGCAAGTTGATCAATATTTGACCAACTCATTGAACAGGCATCGGTGGTTGTGATGTCTTCATGCCAGCTTGAGCCGCTTGTGCGCCAGCCTGAATAACCTGTGCTTTCTCAGTAGGTGTTCTTACTAACTCAGCAGGCATTCCTGTCTTAGACGCTACCCATGTGCCAAAGTCTTCTTGCTTAAAGCCAATCTTAGCCTGATCTGGGCCAGCATTCTGCAGGACAAACTGTACAGCTTGTTGAACATTGATAATATCTTCAGCGTCTTGCGCTCTAGCTAAGGGCGATAGGAACTTAATCTCGATATCACGACCATCTAACTGTAATGGCTGTAAGATACCTCTACGAGTTAGGATGTAAACAACACGCTTAAGGATAGGGACAAGCACTTCTGTCTGTAATCGACCAAACGCACTGCCGATTCTCTTAGCTAGCTCTCTTGACTCAATAGCTACCTCTGTCGCAGAACGCACAGCACCAGTAGGATCACGCAGATCGTTAAACAAAGCTCGTTTAATAGAGACTTGTAAGTCCTGCATTTCAAATTGCGCCAATGCAAGGTTAGCTCCTGTGTCTAATCTCTGTATAGACGGGTTAGATGAGTTGTTAGAACCAACTGGAATAACCACTCCGGGACTTATAACTATATTGTAGGGGTTAGTCACACCATCATCAGTAGCGGTGTACATACCTGATAGGTCAATAGCGGCTTTTTGTAGGACAAACTCTTTCACTTTGTTTAGAGAACGTACATCAGGTAAAGCCTGTACAGCAGGGCCACGACCACGTATCTCTCCTGCTACTTTAGAGTAACGACCAGTTACCCAAGGGCTAGATTCCCCAAAGTCTTCCATCCAACTAATACGATCTTCGCCTTTAACCCATACACAACCGTAATACTTTTTAGCTTTAGGCATAAATACAACGCCTTCACTAATTTCTACTTCTGCATCTGGTTGATTTTCGATTAGGGCAAGGACACTTTCAGAAGGCTTAAACCCTCTCCACTGTCTTTTTAAATTTCTTGCTTTAACATTGAATCTACGCCAGTGTGTTTCAATAGAACCATATGGGCCTTCCTCAAACGCAATACCTTTTTGCGGAATAGCATTAAACACTAATGGCATATCATTGTTGTCAGTCTCATCAATCCGTAGAGTGCCTGTACCTACTAAGAGATCAAGAGCGTGTTCAAAGAACTGTGTAGCAAAGTTAGAACGATTAATGTAATCAAAGACAATATCAGCCTGATCTTCTAGGTTTTGTCTAACTTGTTCTTCAGATACATCAAACTCGCCTGATTCTAATGCCTTTATAACACTGAGAGAAGGAGCAAAGGTTGCCCAATTACTCCAAATAGGGGCGATGTTTTCTTGTAGCTTGCTTGCTCCTTGCTGAATAGCTTCGATAGCAGTTGAATCAAAGATACGATCCATCTTCTTAGAGCCAGAAACAGCAGAATCAAATAAGTTTCTGTTAGGTAAAAAATACTCATAGCAGTCATCAAGCAAGTCATGCCATTGGGACATTTTATCAAACGCTTGCAACTCTCTTGTTTTTAAGTCGTGTAAAGACCCTAACTCTTTTGGGAGTTTCATTATTTTTTCCTTAAAATTTTACGACGCCCAACATTGCGTTTAACACCACTAGCAAGGCCACCAGAATAGCCTGCCCCTGCGCGCATTCCTGCTCCTCTTGCTCCTTTTGTGCCAGAGGTACTTTTTGCCGCGCTTTTAGCTAACAAAGACTTAGACCCTAGCTTTCCACGAGCCAACGCCTTGAGTCTTTTTTCAGACTCTTCCATTTCTTCATCAAGCTGTCTGCTTTGTCTTTCTACTACGGCTAGTTCTTGTGCAGTAGGCTCTGGTGCTTTAGGTCTTTTCATTATTCTTCCTCAGATGTTTTAGCAGTTGATAAGGGGTTAGAATGAAAGGATTGTTAATACCTAATATCTGTTTAGTATGCCCGACACAAGTATTCAACATAAATAACGATCTTTTACATTCTTTCGGTACGTAACTTTCCATTATATAGTTACCTTCGATTATACTCTTTTGGTCGGAAACAGTAAATAAATCAAAACTTTTGGCTG